CGAAAACGGGAATGTGCACATCAATGTACCCGTTGGGAATGTGGAGGCAGGTGCTACAAATGGCAACCCCGCCTCAACACTGGCCCTCATCATCAAAGACGCACTTGAACTGACGACGGTTATCATAGGTGGGAACAGTCACTTTGGTGTTCCGGGTGCAAAGCGTGTCGCAGATGCATTCACTGTGACGACATCACAGCATGCCAACGGTCAACAAACTGTACGCATCGAAGATAAATTTCAATCAGAAATTTATTCAGTCACTCCCCAAGACCCTGATTTTAGAAATGCCTTTTCTCCATCAACTTTGTCAACTGGTTTGCCTTCCCGCTACTCTTTTGGTAAGAGTGCAGGCGATAAGGCACAAGACCTACTGGGCCTAATTTCCAATTCTCGTAAAGAGTCCGACCTGCTACGGGGAATACAAATCCCTTACCACTCACTCGTACAGTCGAACGACATCACTCCTGTTGTGCGAAATCTGTTCTTGACCTATGGTAAATTGACGCCTGCTGAAAAGGATTCCCGTAATAACTCTCGACCTGCTACCTTGCCTATGCGGGTTTCAAACACAGTCGGTGAGGATGAAAATGGCCGCTCAACAGGTTTGCTCGCAAATCTTGTTGACGGACTGGCGGACTATTTTGGAGAGGCATGGGCTACACTTGCAGGTAAAAGCGCAGTCGGTAATCAAGGTGGCCTGTCGGTTGTACCTACCAAATTACACATCAAGAAGGAAGGAGCCGATGGTACCTACCGATATGATTTACAACTGATGAGTGCTGACCATGTCATAGGGGTGTGAGTATGACTGTATCAATCGAACCAAGTCACGCCCTTTTCTTCAATGGTATCACCGATGGTGTCATTGTTCCTCAGATGACATTCAAGAACAACTTTGGAGAACTACACACAGGTAGTGACTTGACGCATCAAAAAACACCAACTGCGTTGTCTGCCTTCACCATTGAGGCTTGGATTATTCCAGATTCCGGGGGCATAGTCTGGGAACAGGAAAATGTCTGCCGCATTATTGTAGGAAGTCCGTCAAGCCCCGGACCTGCACACGCTCAAATCAAGTTGCGCAACATAGCCAACGATGCTGAAAACACATTTACATTGAGCAGTGCACAAGCCGTTTCTGGTTTGGATGGCGATGTTGCTTACTGGGACGGCGTCACCTTCCCCCGTGCTGGCCTCGATGTACACGATACATTCAATGCACAGGACGACAGCAAGAATGACTTGACCGGGCTTAACCTCGGGCACCGGGAACTGCTTCAAGTGACATTGACTTTTGACCGTACGATACTTTCGCTCCACATCAACGGAGATGTCATCGCATCGAAAACGCTTGACGAAGAACACGAACTGGCTCTTCATCCTACACAACTCAGCATTGGTGGCACAGGAGGAGAATATCGTGGTACTATCGAGGCCGTGCACTGGAGCAGAGGAGCATCTGATGCTGGTCACGATTTGTCTTTGCCTGTCAAGAACGACTCAACTCTCGGTCTTTGGCGATTTGAAGAACCTGTTGAACCCATTGCTACCAGTATTACGCTACCTTCTTTATCGGCTTCGACAGGAGCATCATCATCCATTTCAATCGGTACCACATTGGCACAGACCTTGGTCGACGAGTTCACCGGACAAAGCGGTCTGACTTCGGTGAATCTGACCACCTCCCCTCAATCAAACGGCTCGTACAGTGTTAAACGCTTTACCAGCGGGTCATCGACAACTGTCAGCGTACCACATGTACCGTTCAACCTGCTCATCAATCCACTTGGGTACAGCCAAAGCACGGGCATTCCCAACCGAGAAGCACCTGAGCGTGTACGAATCACCGCAGTGGATGCGTCTGCTGGTACAATGACCGTCGAAAGTATTCACTTGGATTATGCAAGCAACGCCAGTACAGGCCGCAGAGGCTTGCTTATGGCACACGGCGCAGGCATCGGAGTCATTGTCACAGGTGATTGCTTGGTCGACGGGGGTACAGGAGAGCCGTATCAGATTGCTGGTACAGGTACACAGTTCTCGCATCGCCAAGGACAAGTTCTCATCGATGAAAGTGACTTTGAAAATCATGGATTACTGTTTGCCCTAACAATGGCAACAACAGATAACGGGTATTCAAAGTTCTCTGCAACCACTCGTATGGCCGACAATTTCCTCATAGGTCACACAGGTCGACACACACTCAATCACATCCCCGGTCACCCGTTCATGGGTACAATGCCAACGCCCACAGCGGCTTATGTCGAACAGAGTGTTGATGCTGTTGCTCAGACAATGGAAGCATCTTTTGCCGCACAGTACGCTGATTTGTCAGATGCTGTTCCACCCGGTAGTCCTGTTGTGTTCAATGACTTGTTTGGACCATACGATGTTTCAGGGTTGGCCTTTTCCTCTGTTCCGACTCAGGCTGTTGAAAACGGAATGGCCGGTGTCGATGATACTCAACGAGCCCTTCTTGCCATAGGTGGCGATGGCTTTGACGCAGAGCCATTTGCTTTGAGAAACATGGGCGATACTTCTCCTACGGGTGATGCACACACTCGTCACATGACTCCGTCCACTGAGTCAAGAGTGGCTATTCTCAAGGTACCCAGTCTTTCAGCATACGATTACGCTCCATTCGTACAGGTACATTACAACGCAATTGACTTTGCAGGTACGGGTATGAAGCACGCCGCTACGGGACGCTTGACTCATAATTATTCTTCCAGCGTGATTAAATTACAAAGCACAGAAGCCTTTGGTAAAACAGGAACTACCATTCGTGCCGATTACATCAGCATAGCAGGAGAGGTGGCAGGTGCATCGTCTATTGCCGCTACGCTCGACCACAGTGCAAAGACAATTACTTTCGCCTCAGCACCTACATCAGCATTCCAAACCGCCGCTGTCACAGGCGCAATTGTCAATGTGTCGTTGCGTGGCAGTGCTCTTTTGGTTCAAAAAACAATTCCAAGTGGCAACACGCAATTGGCATCTGGCGTTAAGATGGTTGACCTCATCCATTCAGACATATCTGCTGGAACAGCAGTTCTCTATGCACCGGGTGGTGTGCTGGAATTTGATTCCGACTCATCTTTTTACATTGAGGATGGCGGCCTCATAGGCGATGATTCAGAAGGCACCATTGCAGAAACTCAGTTAGATGTGTCCCTGACTCCTAACAACTATCTGCCGCTACATTCAACCGACTCTGTACAAAAAGCACCGCAGGTAATTGCATCTGCGCTTTACGATAACACTGTTCATAAATCTTTTTTCCATAAATTGGTAATCTCAGCATCGGATAACGAACAAATTACACCGAATTTAGAAGCATCTGGGAACTTTCAAGCGGAGTTCAAGAAAGAAATCCGCCCTCGTACGGGTGTACTTGTCAACAATGGCGGAGGCTATTCCGCAACTGCTACTTCAATCACAGTCGATGGTGTTGACGCTACTACCAAATTCGGAGTAGGACTCAATGTGTACACCCAAAAGGGTCTATTGCTTGGTGCAATTACAAGCCTGTCTTCCACAGCCATTGGCATCAGCGCAGGTATTGCTGGCACAGTGACCGACAATGAAGAACTGTTCCATCAACCGTTGATGCAGGCTGTCAGTTCAACCAATCAAAGCACTGCCGTCAACGAAGTGTTTGACATCATAGGTCATCGTACAAAAAGCGGCCGAACTCGGGTTGTCGTACAGCCGTCTGACCGTCGCAGGTTCAGTCAACTGACAAAGATGCTGACAAACAAAGACGATTCAGAGCCCAACACAGTCACTGTTCAGTATGTTGTTGGTCGTGGAAAAGTCATTGACTTTGATAGCAATGCTCAGAACGACACAGTCCTACGAGCACACGGGTTAGTTGCAGACGCTCTGTCCAATTCAGTACACATCAAAGGCGACGGAGCCCCTGACTCTCACATCGTGAAAGAAATCATGCCCGGTAGCCCTGTTGTCACCATGACCATGGGCGGGGTCGGACAAGGAGCGGTCAATACTAAGCCGACTTGGGACCCGAGTCCGACAGCCCGACTTGGCTGGTCGACTCGTAGGGACTGTACGACGAAGGTAAGTGCGCTTGGTAGCACCACCATTACAGTCGTACCGCTCAATAATAACGCCACTGACCTCGCATCATGGGGAACTTACTGCTTTCCAAAGGTAGGAAAAATCTTCCTGCAAAAGCCCGGAATCGAAGGGGCAGACAATCAGTTGTTTGCCTCAGCAGAATACGCTTCAAAGACAGGAAGCGTATTCACATTTGCTTCTGGTACCACACATTTGGGCTCAGGCAAATTCGTCCTCTTCGACGGCACAGAGGCCGCCTCGTTTGCAGATTGGAAGACAGGCACGGCAATCGCAATCGGCGGCTATTTGCAAGTGGATGACAAGTTCAACGCAGAGTCAATTGCTCCTGACGGCACGACCATCAACGACAGGCTTTTTCAAACACTGGACACTGTACAACATGATTATCAGTTGGGCACACAGTATGCCAGTACACGAGCCATGATTGAGTTCCCTCTGTTTGAGGAATTTTTCTTTGATGACCCTGACGCAGGTGTATTCCCCGGTCCTGATAACAGCATGAAGTTGCATCTTGATGCGACCTATACTGCCCCTACATGGGCACCCAACCCTGTTGGTCGAAGACCAAAGAGCGTGGCACCAGAAGACCCACAGGTCAACAGTGCATTTTCACTTCCTGTGTCCCAAAAGAAACACAAGCGAGGCACAACCATCAGTGCAGAGTACGACAGTTCTAACAGACGCATCTATGTGAAAGATGCAAGTCTTTTCCCAATACCCTCGGCCGCTCCTGTTGTCATAGGGGGCATTGGAGGCGCACTCAGGTTCCGTTCTGCCTTTACAAAGAATGGCGAGTGGGTGATTTACAGCGCAATTGATACGACCAACAACTATCTGACCGTTGCAGGCAATGCGGCGGCGGATGATGCATGGGCGTTCTCTTCCAACTTCCTTCGTGATTATCAGGTAGGCAGTCGAATTTCCCCTGCTCAAGGCATTCAAAACATGAATTACAAATCAATCGCTGACAATCCAACGCTGTCAAGTGCAGGGTTTGAACAGCGTTCTGAGTTCTATTACGACCGGGCAAATGTAATGACACAAGGTGGCAATATCGACTACGGATTGAAGCAATATGTTTCTGCTGTTGAGTTCCGTTCAGGACCAACCATAAACCCGCACCTACCTCATGTACAAAACAAAAGAGCCCGTGGCATTGTTGAGGCTTTCAGTAGTCCAAATCTCACGCTTGAATCATCTGAAACATGGCCAGCGACCACCTCTCACAGCACACATGCATATCGAGTTCGCTACTACGATAACACTGCAAGTGCCTACAAGCATGCACACTACAAAACACGCACAGGTAATGTGCTTTCTTTGATTACTATTGATAGTGGCTTTAACCCAAGTGCAGGTACAGAAATCACACTTGTTGATTTTCATGCAACTGGTTCAACGCTCCCTGCTACTTTGGACACACAACTACTCAATACCAAATGGGCTAATCCATTCTGCCCCGGTGGGCTCAGGGACGGAGATACCGTCTGGATGAACATGCAATATACCAATCCACATTCAGTGGAGGGCTTGTTCTGTAAGAGCAGAGGTACGCTCAACGAAGGGCAGGTATGGACAGGTTTCCTCGGAGGAGCAAGTGATTTTGCAACCACACCTCGTGAAAGCATACCGATGGAGAATTTCTTGATTGGCAATTCCTGCTTGGAAACGAGCCGCAACTTTGTTCAACACATCAACAAAACAATTGAGTTGAACTACGAAGCACTGGGGCTTAGTGCTACACTGGCTCCTACTGTGGCCTATCTGGACCCGTATCAGTGTACAGAAGACTATGCTCGTGTGTTGCTTTATGATGTCGCCCATGACCGTGAGTTTATTGCCTTCCAAGACCTTTGGATGCAAGTTCAAAGTAGTCCTGAAACAGCCGTGGTCAAAAGACCTCTTGATGTGGCCAATGGCTTCCCAAGTCAAGACAAAGAAACAGCCTCAACTGCTAAGTCTGAATTTATGGAAGCGGCTATGGCGCATAATAATTCAGGGCAACTCAATGTGACAATTGCCACACATGCAACAGGCTATCACAACCACATACCTAATGTCAGTGCAACCATGCCAAGAACAAATAATGCAGTCACAGAATATGGCTCACCAGAAAGCACCCACTTACAAATTGACTCCTCTTCCGACGAGGTATCGACATTGTTTGATACCCCTGATGGTACACGGGTAGTCCCTGCCTTTTTGTCAATGAAAGGTATTCGGTCTTCGACTCTTGATTTGTCTGGACATGAAGAAAGTCGCCTGCAACATTTACCACATTGGAATCAAATGGATTTTGTACGCCGCCTCACTCTTGACTTTGGAGAAATAGGGGTCCGTCAAGGTATCACTGACATAGAAGCGGCCGCAAAAGAGGTTGTCCGCCGTATCAATCAGGCTGGAGCAAAAACAGGACGGACTCATGCTCGACGACCGGCTGACCAATTTTTGGGTGAGGCAGACAGGTTTGATTTAGGAAAGGGCCATTCAGCAACCAGCACCAATCCTCGCAAAGACCCTACCGCTCCACACCAAAAAGCAGACTTTGCCGCTACTGGTTCGACACACGACCCTGCTCCCTTTTGGAATTCTGATACGGCCTTTGGTAGCCATGACCGAGGTACGCACATGGGCTACATGCGTGCTCACCTTGGCCGAGTCGTCAATAGCGCAGAAGGCAAGAAGGGCTACTCGATTATAGTTCACTCGACTGTGCCCGGCGCATCTGGTCGCAACTTCTGTGCTTGGATGGATAACTCAAATGGTCAGGCTCCGTACAGACCAGAGTATCTCATTGGTCACGGAGGGCGTTTCCGCAACTACTGGTGCCAGCCAGATGAGATGGATGGTGAGAACATGCATCCTGCACCAATGCCAATCACTAAGTTTGGTCGTCCGTTTGCCCCAATCACTACGCTCCGAGAGTACATACCAATGGAGGAAGTCGATGCAGACTATCAAAACACACTCGACTTTGGTCCAGAAGTACATGGCTCGGGCGCAATCAACACTCACTCAACAGATGAGCACGCCACTGGTCGCAGTAGCAACACTATCCTCAATTCCAGTTTTGAGCCCAAGTCAGATGGGAAGGTTCTCGTCGAAGGTCTGCGAGTAGGAACACAAGCAAAGGCCCGAATCAACTTTGGCGGATTAACGCAAGCAGGCATTCCGGGTTGGGCACCTGATGCTGGTAAGTGGGGAATGGGAAGAGATGGCGCTTCCACTCGCTATGATTACATTTACGGTGACAAGGATTTGGTCCCCGGTACAAAACAACATGGCCTTGTCAACCAGAGCGGTGGTGGCTACATACCTGATGATGATATTCGACCCGACAAGATGGGTACAGGACAACTGTACGGCATCCGCATGGTCGACCATCGTGGAGATAGCCACACCATCAGAATGGCGTACAAGCAATATGGTGAGGCTTTGGGCAATTCTTTGACTCGTTTGCCACCTACATTGGACAACGAAGTCATCATTCACTTCGATGACCGTGATGTGGGACAGGGTGGCTTCACCATAGGGAAGCACATCAGCGGCAAAGGTGATGTCTGTGGTCAGTACACTGGTGGTACAAAGCAATCCTTCCGTGGCAACCTTTGGAACACTTACAATTCACCTGCTGTGGGCATATCTGCTACCTTCCAAAAGGACGGCTCAAACGACAATTTCAAAATTGTTTTAGCCGCTCCGTACGGCACTGGTAGCAACTTAGCACACACGGATATTTTGGGCTATCTTGGTTTGCCTGACAGCGGGCTTATCCAACTAAACGATGTTGCTGGCACAGCAAACAATGGAGAAACATACTACTACACGAGCCGCTCTCATTACGCCAAGGCTGGTGCTTCTGGTGTTCATTACCTGTACGGAGTAAAGAACATCGGTTCAGATTATTCCAGCGCAGTCACACGAATCTTTAGCCCTCGTATCAATTTCACTTCGCTCCTCACTGACGAAGTGATTGCGGCGGCAGTCAATCATGCCATCAACATGGAAGACCCGAACACGGAAGATGTAGGGGCAACTTCATTCGACTGTACATCTTACTTGGCCCCAGACGGCAAGACGCTCGGAGAGTGGGGCGTAGCACCTGACGCTATACGCATCAAGGCACACAGTTCCAAACACAAGGTCACACCTCTGCGACACCTATTCCAATCGTCCGTCGGCAAAGATTGGGGTATTCAAGCGGCGGCAAGCAATCTGGCAACAGGGACAAATCACTTGGGTGGCTTGACTGAGGCAGAAATCTTGCTTGGGGTCAGACTGGATGTAGGCTACATTCCGGCCACTGTTCTTCACATCACCACAAAGTATCGTGGACCCAATGCTAACACCGCAACCCCTGTACTTGTCGACAGCCTTAACGATTCTGTCAATGTCAAGCAGTGGCGTGACAATCTCAGAGGGGACACTTACATCCGCTTACCCGGTGACCGAATCACGCCGTGCATCAACACTGTGATGGTCAACATTGCTTCCAAAGATACAAGCACCACACCTGACCACTTGGTGCTTCCATCTAACGAGTATCTTTACCTTGCCATGACCCCGGCGTCTGACGACGCTAACGCTTGGAGCGAAGAGGTTGTCTTTTGGAGAGGTGACACAGACTGGGCCAGAGCGGTCAGCAAGGCAGGAGCCGCTGAAAACAAATTAAATTTGCTCAATCATTCGGCTGACTTTGTCACCAACCTTGCCGCCGACGATGTGCTTGTAGCCCACGCTAATCTTTTGAAATTCCATGACTGTGACGGCATTCGTACAACAGGTAGCCACCATGGAGAGCCATTCCTGTACTTCCGTGGTGGTCGTTCCAGTGTTGACAGGTGGGTACCTTTGTACTTTGGTGGTGGTTTCTCTGGAGTCACTCTTGACATTAACGATGGAACACAAAACGATTATGAGGAATTTTACACTCACCCATACTCATCTGGACCGACTGGCTCTGCTGGTATGCAGAATGTAGGTGAGGCCGCTGGTTCCTATGCACTCATCGATACCAACGCTATGTTGGCTATGTTCCCCGGTACACCGTATCTTAACCAACACAACGGACAACATTATCCTCCTTTCTTTAACAAGGACGCTATGCTGAGTCCTGACTTGGATGGTGGAAATAACACGAACGCTTCTTCAACAGGAGTCACATACGCAGGTGGAGGAAAAACAGTCAACTGCAATCGTCCAAGCCCAATCGTACTGCGCTTTTCCCATCCTCACGCACGATATTCGGCCAGTTCTATCAACACTGACGCTACGACTTATTTGGTCTTTGGTCCGGGGCAGGCTGTCCCTCACAACTTCCAGTCGTATGAACCTCAGTTGTCTGATATTATTACAACAGGAAACGGGTACAGTGCAGTACCCAGCACTCATCCTGCGGGTGAATCCTTCCTACCCAATCTAATTTCTCATGGTGGCAGTACGCTTTACGGCTTCTCTGCTAACCTACCGCCTACTAAAGAGTATCAAGCCAGCAACATATCAGGGTATAACTGGATTCTCAATTGGGAACCGACCAAGGGTATGCCTAATTCTCGCTTCTATGGGCAAGCGGCAGGTAAGGGGCGGTACTACGATACGCACTTTGGCCCGAGTAGTCCTGTCGCTTATGCGCATCCTTTCGATGATGTGTTCAAGAATTACGCAGGTACTTTCATAGGAGCCATAGCCAACACCAGAGCGTCCAACAGCCTTTGGCACATGGACGGAGGCTATCACCCCGGTGGTCATTTCTTGGACAACCACATTATTCGCAATGTAAAAAATCCGTCATCAACCAATCGATTGGCAACAGGTAGTGGAGATACTCGTAATCCATCCGTTTTCCGTGTGAGTAGTGCGGTTGCTAAAGCCTATTCTCATGCAGACATTGATGGCAATATCTTTGTCATCGATGCCACACGCTGTCAGAACGCAGAAGAACTGGCCGCAGTTCTTTCCGCAGGTATCAATACATTCCCCGGTATAGACCCTCTCAAGGCTATTGGTGGTACTTTCTTACCGACTATGCAACACGCAGGCAAGCAAGACCGCTATGGTTGGGTGGCCCTTGATGCAGTAGCAGATGGCTACACCGCAGAAGATGGTGCAGTTGCGACCTTACAGGCAGATGCTACTTTGCCAACCACATTACCTACATACGGTTGGTTGCGTGTAAGCAACGGTACTAAGTCTGCCTTTGCTCCCTATGTGTCTTACAGTGGCTCAACTTTCACGCTTGGTAAGAACGGTATCACAAATAGTACTAATTTGGTTGACCCCACAACAAAAGCGGCAATAGCGGCCGCTCAGGTCAACGGAGATAATGGGCCAGTCAAAATCTATGTTTGGACTAAAGCGGGTACACATCAATACAACAACACGACTCAATCTCGTGAACACATGACACAGGTGCACTTCAACGGCTTCATGGACGCAGTTGACCGTACCAAGCCCATAGGAGCAGTTGGTTGGGCAGGAGAGGCATATTCGTATCTTAATTCGTACAACGGTACATCGATTGGCGGAACTAAATTCCCTGCTGGGCTCGGGGCTTGGCATCCATTCTTAGGCTTCGCTCCGTATGGCTCTGCTGAAACCTGCTTGGCGTCTTCACCACCAATTGGTATTACAGAAACGCCTTCATCCTTAGCCAATGATTTTTGTGTACATGGTTTGTCCAGTCGTCATTTGGTAGCAGTCAGTCACGAAAGTGAATTGCCTCTCATAGCCAAAACAGACAGAGATGGCATCATTGCATCTGGTGATTGGCTTTCTGTCAAGGCAGACGGCAACATCTTGAGAGCAGGTACGCAGGCTTGGAACACAACTAAAGTCCACAACAAGAGCCGATATAACGCTCCTGCCACAGCAGGTCCTCATGTCGAGGCCAACATCCGAACAGGTACTGATTTCACAGCCTATCCGAATGTCGACACAGTTGCTTATCCAAATGCAAGGGTCACCTCAGCCAGCCATGTTAGTCGGGCAGACCCTTGTCAGAGTCCAACGGGAGATTTGTTCTGGGACAAATCAATCATGCCGACCAACCAATTACACACTCTGGCAGATTCTTTGGTACAGGAATGTGTAGGAGTCAGTTCTCGTGCGGAATACTATGGCACATCCGCAGGGCTATACAAGTATTACAACACAAAGAGTGCGGCTCGCAACTTTACAGAAGAACACATAGTATGGAAACGAATGGACGGTGGCAACTTAACCATGCCTGCATCAAATGCTCGTGGCCTCGGTATGATACCTTGGACTGTCCGCAAAGACGGCGGGTCCTACAAGACAGTTGGAGAAAAGATTCTGGGCAATTGCCGATTCTCTTTTGAGTCGACGAACAGTGCTATGTTCCCAATCATCCAAGCACAAGAATTGAGCCATCCTCAATTGGCACAGAAGCACATCAACGAAAAGGAAAACGCTCTGATTATACCTAACGAGCATTTGCAATTTGAAAGCGTGCAAGTTGTTGATGACACTGGTCAAGAACATCGTCTTGAGGGTGGCAGTCCTTTGGGTACAGTCATCATGGATTTCAGGCATGTAAGTGACCGTGACATAGAAGGCTTATCCCCTGCTATCGCTGGGTCTGGCATATCACCCAACATGAAGATTCGACTACCAAACGCTGATGAAATCCCCGGCAACATCATTGTTCGACCGGGCTTTGACCGAATACAGGCTTACCAAAACGAAACCATGGGCTCTGGTGGTTTGATGCACCCTGCTCAAGCACAGCCATCTATAACTGATACATTCAAAGAAACCTACGATGGGCCGAGACTTTGGCCTACTTGGGAGAATAATGGCTGGGAACACCTGTCGCAAGACGGTACTGACCTTTCTGATGACCGCTTGGCGTTCCCTGCCAGTTCTTCAAAGGGCTGGGAGTCACATACTGACAATGCTCCTTTGAACACAGCATACGAACCACATGACCGCTCCTTGCAATTCCATGTGACTCGTGTAGGTGTGACAATGACGCACCGCTACGATGTTGATGAACTGACTTACAGTGGCTACTCGGGTGCTGAAATCACAGTTGGTAGTACACCGGAAGTTGCTACATGGGTGGCCGACGATGAGAAAAGCGGCGGTCGTTGGTTCTTACGAGTGTACGACCCTGCAACAAACAAGGGCGTGTTAGCCTCTTATACTGGCAAAGGAACCAATAAATTTACAGGTGTTGTGTACAGTCCAGACTTTGTTTCTTTTGTGACTGGTAAGACCGGACTCAAGGTTGTACCATCGTACTTCATGCCTGCCGGTAGCACTCGTTTCTTTGCTTCTCGACGGTTGCGTGACCATAGCGAATACAGCGGGGCCAGCCCAGACATGAAGACTATTGACTGGTCGGCAGTTAATGGAACTCCCTTCACTGCTCTGAGTGCGCCCAAGATGACGCCTATGCCTATTCCACGCATGGGCCATCATTATGTCACACCAACAATGGCTTTGATGCCGGGGCACTATGCTCATCCTGCTTATCAACGCCTTTACGACCTTGGCCAAGCAAATCAAATTACAACCTCTTCGACCTTTGAGGATGATATGTCAAGTCAGTACAGCGGCGCTGACTTACTTGAACGGCTTAATCGTCGTGACCCGCTGGTTTGGTTTTCAGGAGCATCCGCCCCTCACGGCCCGTCCGACATACACGGTGGGGCATTCACTCTTTTGACTGAAACCAAAGTCAAATTCGACGGCTACGGGATAGCCGCATCGAAAGGTAGTGCAGGCACGACAAATTCACAGGGAGGCCACTCCATTGTGTTAGAGGCGGCTGGTTCTTACACTCTCAACAATCATTTCCCAGACCCTATGGAAGTTGGAGCATATCAGATTATTATTCAGCCAAATGTGTTCAAGCAACAATTCTCTGGTTATCACAGCAATCATTCAGACGCAGTGGAGGCCCCCTCGGAATCTGGCACTAAGGTCACAGAATTGACTGGTCAGCAGGTGAACACCGTGGTCGCCATTGCTCACGACGATGGAAGCAATACGAACGGAGCCTACACCTTGATTCTGGCAGAAGCAACCATGGCAGATGTCAGAGGTTGTGAAATCATGCTCAATGAAATCATGCTCGACCTTGACCCTGATGCCTCAAGTCAATTCACAAACCTACCTCCATTGGCTAACTACAACTCTCTCGGAGTGGAAGAAACTACATCACCTGCGTTTAGTAGGCGCACCTTACCTTATCATCCCAACATGTTCATTCAAACTACACCCGGATTTACACTTACAGTGCCTTGGTGGGCAATGTTGCACAAGGATGGAGCAACCGCATCCGCCGCCACTTATTTTAGGCACCTTGAATGGCATACTCCTGACCACTACTACCAGATGAACAGGGCTACCTTTGGTGCGGTAGGCGCTCAAATCACACTTGCTGGTTATCCTACATGCTATCCTGACATTTACGCAGAGCACTATCGTGTTCGTTCTCTTAACCCCAATGCTAAGGTCACAGCCTCATCTGCTGGAGGCAGTACAGTCAATGTGGATAATGCGGAACTTTTCCCAGTCAAGGCATACTACGGAGAGGTTTTGGAATACACAGATGCTAACGGAGAAAGGCAGACGGCCACCTACACAAACCGAACAGGAACATTAGCGCACGCTACTCTCGGAGCACCTACGCAATTTCAAGGCGTCACAGAAGTGACTCCTCTTTTCTTTGATAACTTGACTAACGGTACAATTATTCGTTTGAGTGGGCCTTATGACAATCGAAGGGCAGATGAAATTTTCACCAATTCGCTCGTAAGTATGACCACTCGGGTTATGCCACAGACGATGAACGGGACTCGTGACACCAATAGCCTACACCTTGCCGATGCTTATTTGTGCATGTGGCATCCAAACTTAGGTCGTCCGTTCACCTACTACTCCGATGACAACAGCAGAGGGTTCTATGACAAGAACGGAGCAACAGACACACCTGTTCTCAAGAAAGGACTCAACAATGTCCCTGAACACTTTGAAACAATTCACTACAATGACTTCTTCTATGCGGCATCTAAGGGCCCGTTCGTATTTGGAATGAATTGGGTTAGGCCACCCACCTCGGTCACCGACACATATTCACTTCAAAAAATATCTGATTCCGTAGGTACGACTGCCAACCGAAGAGGTATAAATTTCCAAATGATTGCAAACACGACTACATGGATGACGGGTATTCGTGTGGTCGGAGATGACATCATTGTTTCCAATCGTGGACACAACAACGACTACGATACTGATAACATCTTATTTTCTAAGATTGACATAGCAAATACCAACGGTACATACGACCAACAGAGTTCAGGTATAGGCGACTCAGACATGAGCAGTTGTGATGGCTTTGACTTAGACCCAACCGGTACAAAAATGCTCATCGCTGGTTTCCATGATACTCACGGCGTAAGAAGTGCAACGCTTTCAACTGCATTTGATTTAACAACTATTTCGCTCACTGGTTCCCTAAAAGCATCGGGTGGCAATGGAGTGAGAGCAGTATCATGGAACAATGATGGGAGCAAGTATTACATGGCTTATGCCTCCACTTTGCGACAATTTACTGCGGCCAGTGCTTATGTGGTAGCAAGTGGCGACTCAGAAGGTAGTTCTGCCTCAATTAGTGCAGGTACAATCAGCGATATACTGTTCAATTCGGATGGTACAAAGATGTGGCTGAGTGGGGCGACTGGCTATGTCCGAGAGTACACACTGTCGACGCCTTACGATACTTCCACTTCTTCTTTGGATGTCACACTTGATTTGAGAACTTATTTCCTTAACAAGTCAGCGTCAGTTTCTCAAACCAATAGCGATGCTACACCTTGGATTTCCGGTATTGATTGGAGCGATGATGGTACGAAGTTGTATGTTTCAACGCTTTGGGGTGTAATTGACGATAGTAAGATGGATAACAATCCAAGCCCGTCGACCGTCAATGGTGTTGACGGAGGCTCAACCACTAACCGTTTCCCTATCATGGAAATCAGCATTTCAACCACTTCTATTGTTGGTGGAACCGGTGCATCCAGTACTGCCGCAGAAATAGATTCCAACCCAAATCTTTCGCACCAAGGAGGCACTATTGGTTCGGACAAATACAATTTCGCAGGCTATTGGCCGGGTGGTTCCAGAGGAGGAGCGGGCTCCAGTCGTTTAGATGGTTTCCTTGAAACACTCATTGGATGGGGCGGGAAGTTATTCGGAGTTGACTGTGTGAGTTTCCACGACAGTACTGGTCTTGAAGAGCGAACATACGCACAAATGACAACAGCGTCGGATGATGCCCGCAACACTTGTTTTGGCTACCGCTTTGCTCTGCGTCAACCATTCAACCGCCCACGCTGGTCCCCCTATGTCCGAGGCTACTTAGAAGTGGCTAACGCCAATGCTTTGCTTGGTTATTACCACGGTCCATTTATTCAACAAGACAACAAAGATGACGGTTGGGTGGCTGACTCAGACTATCCTGCTACCTACACAGGTGTACTGGAACGACTTACTCAAATTAGTGCGTTGCTTAATCAGGACCAATTAGGTCGTCAAGTCAGATACAGCGACGGACGCAGAATGACCCGTGCTTTTGGCTGTCCTGTTCGTACAATCCGCAACTCGTCCAGTGTACGAAGAATGTACGCAGGTGACAGGGCAGGCTTAGAAATTGCAGAGATTGCTCAAGCACATCGCTACTACATGGTCGATTGGTGGGGCAACACTCGTGGAGAAGATGTCCGTCGCTTCCCAGTGCGTGGCTTCGGTATTTCTCCTGCGTGGGACCCAGAAGATGCATACGAAGACGGCGGCAGTAGCAATCGACCAGAAGCGAATGGCCTCTTCGCCACCAGTACCGACCGACAAAGTGGCAATTCCAACACAGCCAATAACGATGTAGCGGTTATGGCTATAGTGGATTGGTTCAACCCGACGAACGCCATGCGAGTAGGTGACCGAGGGGATGGGCGTGGCGTACGATGGCCTACGCATTTCAATGAGAGTTTGCTGATGGATATATCAGAGTCTGTTGAACCAACAGGTCTGGTGCTATCACAGCCCACTGCTGAGCCTACTGTCGGCAAAGGCTTGGTTCGCCCAAGAAACGATGTACTGCAAGCCGGTGAAACAGACCGTGGTATCAGTGCACGCCTCGACCTTGCTGATGATGATGGCCTTCTCAAGCCGACTGCCATGGTCAATGAAACGACTGAATCAATCACAACAGACACCATGCTTGCAGAGCCTGTCGGCGGTGACGGTGTGCGGATTGGATTAGATGTCGACACGCTCGGTGAACTCAACAACGGTGTGAGCCGTGAGTATGTAGTTATGTCGACAGAAGCGCACAGCCTACACAGCAACAGAGATGTTGGTCAGCGGACGACACTCAGAGGAGCAATGAATGTCGGCAATCGTACACTTGGTCACCTTGATATGACTGCGTTGGACTGGACTGGACAGCCTGTAAAAGGCATCATCAAGGTGTCTGATGCACACTCATTCTGGGCTCTTGGTGGTACCTATGTTATGAATTGGAAGCGCAGGGCAGGAGCACTCGATGTGACTGGCTGGGGCGAGGCCGGAGCAACTTCTTCCTCTAACCCATACCAAGATAGTAATCACACTTCGGTGACCGATAACATAAATCACGCCGACTCTGAAATTGAGTTCTTAGTTCGACCAGCATTTGTTTTGGACAACTCACATGTACAGTTGTTCCGTTCCAACATGGCTGTCAAGTCAGGAGCACCCCAAGCAGGAGGTACATTTTACGCCGCTACTGCTGGTGGTAAGTACGGAATTTATACCAGTGATGCGGCCTCGGCTCGTACAGGTACACCAAGCAGTCCACCGTACGCACCTGTGTACAGCGTCAATCCTGCTAACAGTGCCGCAGTAAGCCAAGGACCCAAGATTCTGGGAGTTGATGTGTCTGGTTATGACAAGACTGATATTACGCAACCAGTCGCCCGTATCACAATGAGTGAGAACACACTGGAGCATTTCAGAAGCGATGCCGCAAGAAAGGAAGACTATTCTGTCGAGCCTCGTCACAGTCAAACACTGCACCCAAAGGGCAGTAAGGGCGATACATCTTTTAACAGCGGTGACCACAGCACGGAGTGATGGACATGGACGATGCTATGGACCACGCTTGGGCGGTGTTGAAAGCCGCTAAGAAAAAGAAAAGCAAACCATTTCATGGGTACAACCCCAACAAGCACAACAAAAAAGGCGGTCTGAACGCCAAGGGTCGGGCCGCCGCTAAGCGCAAAACAGGTGCTAATCTCAAGCCTCCTGTCACCAAGAAACCCAGCAAATTAAAGCCGGGTAGCAAGTCTGCCAAGCGAAGAAAATCATTCTGTGCTCGTATGACTGGTGTCAAAGGACCGACCAGTAAAAAAGGTAAGTTGACACCGAAGGGCGCATCGCTTAAACGGTGGAATTGCTGATGGCTCTCGGTAAGAATCTTTCAACCGGCCGCTCTGATGCGGTACAAAGTGCAATCATGAAGCGAGTTCGCAAGCCACGGTTTGTTGATAATGGTGTCAAGCACGCTGTGTACACCCAATCTTCTTCAAAAAGACAGGTAGCAAAGCCTGTTCAGTCGGATTTTGCGCCTGCACATGACCGTAGGTACACTTTAGTCGAACAAGAGGACACAATCGAACTGGTTCACAAGCAAACAGACAGTCACCGGTACACCGGTTCGCTATTTCACTCGGACGACTCACTTAGCGCAGGGGATTCGCCCCCTGCACTGCTTGTAAATGCAGATAATGCCTCACAAGGTCTGATTGTAAGTCAAATAGAGGCCGCTACCAAAGGAAATAGACTCATATTGCCTAATTTGAAGGGGAAATCACTTTCTGACCTCGGTTTTGACGGTACAGAGGTACAAATCACTCAAAAAGCCAGCGTAGGGCTCCGTGCAAGTGACCTTGCCGCCAGAATAGGTGATAACCAGACCAGTTCACTCAATTCTGTCGAGATTAGTCGCTCTCGTGGCAGTGGGACCTTTGTTGCGAAGGACCTCAATGGGGTTGATGGGGTCACAGCCATGCGTTTCGTCAGTCGACATGATGGTCACCGCCTTGTTGGCGATAGGTTTGGTAATTTGACTTATCAGCATCAACTTCAAAACAACAAGATGCACTATTTGACCGGTCAGATGGTCACAGATGGTAAGAGCAGTACAAAGAGCAAGAGTTTGCCCAACAGTGTGACTGTAAGGGGCAAGGTCCGTGCTAACAACGATGACAACACCGTTGTTGTAGGTGACCTGAGTGCTCAGAAGAATGGAATCATAGAGGTGCCCGGAGGTATTTTTGCACCTACCGCTATTTCAAGGGCCAGTGCCAAGTCAATTGGTCAGCGTTTCTTATCCAGTGCCGCTAATGCAACTGGCTCTATTATTCTCAACAAAGTCGTTCGGTCTTCTTCTTTACAGCCAGCCGAAAAGGTACGCTATCAAGCACAAGGAAACGATGATACCTATCATGTGTTGCAAGCACGCCATCACTTAATTGAGAAAATGAGTGATTTCAAAATAGGTTCGCTCGACAGTGGTATAGAAGACCTGCTCCAGCGTTTCCAACAAGGTGACATTGTTTCGCTTGACGAAGTAGGTGACGAACACAGTCGACAAATTGAAACAAAGGAGTTTTCGGCCAGCGCGCGATTTAAGATTTCAACCAAGTGGGACCTTGGAAATACGATTGTTGACTCCGCTGGCTTTTTGATTGGTCACGGTACACGCAGTATTATCGGTGGCAACGCAAGTGAGGCTCAGGCCAAGCAAGTGGCTTTACTCAAGATTCAAAACCCTAAGCGTCAAGAAACAATCACAAGGAGAGGATGATATGCCATTGCTAACCGACGGAAACAGATTTTTGGTTGACCAACTGAATAGCCGAATCAATCAAGTCGTGTTTGGTTTCGACGGAACAGTGGCTACTTCTGAGGACGGCGGTGCTGGACGGCCCGCTTACACAGCCGTACCTACAACTCGCATCGTGGATGACCATACCATCTATGTCGAGGCTGTCTTACCATTGTCTTCGGCTTTCACCTTACCCTTGCGTGAGGTGTGTATTCAATATCAGAACCCATCCGACGCTACTGACACAACAGTGCTGTTCAGATACACATTCCAATCGGTCAGCAAGACCAGCAACAACGAACTGCGGTTCGCAACCATAATCGAGGTGAACTAAAATGAGTAATCCATTAGCAGGACATACGAGCGCAACAGGGTTTAGCAGTGCCACAGGTCTGCGTGACGGCGACGGGCTCACGAGTCCCTCACTTACCAATCCATACGAGGCCCTACACGGCAACGGTATTCTCAGAGTGGCTGATGGCGGCTATGGTGGCACGAGGAACGCTACGGGCAGTGGAACAGAAGGCCATGTGGCTGTTGGCTCAGGTGGCGGACTCACAGTATCAGGAGGCTATGCTGTCCTCGATGGTATCGTGTACCAATTCGCAGGTGGTCCGGGTGCGACTTCCACGGCCACAACTATCGGTACGACCAGTAATCACTCCGGTAGTCTTCCTTCTCCTCATGGCTCGGTGGCAAAGAAAGCCTACTGTGTCATCTATGTGGCGGCCGACAGTGGCAAGGCGAACATCAAGTATGAGTTCGGTACCCTTGCCGACACGGCCAGTGAAACGCCTCAAGTTCCCAATACCTTCCTCAACCTACCGGGTCCAGATAACAGGAAGACAACTGTGTTAGCAATCCTCCTTTACGAGGTATCTGCTGGAGGTGCATTGACCGCCTCTCTTAACACGCCGACAGTGTACGATAAGCGTACTTTCATTCGCCCAAGTCCTCTGTACTTGCATCACCTGACAAAGGGAGCGGCTGGCAATGTCACAGCGTCCAACGCATTTGACGACAGTTCCGACATCGACGGCATCTATTCATCACCATCAGCCGGTGGGTTCGGTGCTTCGCCCTTCGGAGGTATGTGGCAGACACACAGCCCTGATGGGCATTCGGTGCTCATGTATAGCGCCATGCGTAGCATTGGTGGCAGTGCGGCCCGTGCCACATGGCGGTTGGCTCCAAACGAAGTCAAGGTTCTAACGACCAGTTCTAACCAATCAGTCACCGTCACAGGACCGAACATTTGGATTATTACAACTGGAGCCGCAATCACACTCAATCCGACAGGTACATTCCCGCACGGTCATACCGTTGAGGTGTATCATGCGGCTGGTTCACACAACCTGCATTTCGACTCAGGTACGCTGAATCAAAATGTGACCATCAACCAGTATGCTAAGTTCGTGTACACTGGTTCAGCGTGGGCTAAGTTGGACCTGCACACGGTGAGTTGATGGGCGCTCTTGTCGAATCTTTGATGCAGACCTGCGAGTGCTGTGGTACGACAGCCCTACCTTTGTCTGTTAGCGGACGGTACGCTAATGGTAAGCATGTGGTGTATCACGAATGCCCTCAGTGTGGCTATGTTCGCAAGCATGGTGGCTTTGGTCCTTTAGGACAGAAGGAGTCGGCAAAGAAAGCAAAGAAGCGGTTGAAGGCCAAACGCTACGGGCCGCTGTCCCGCATGCTTATTTCTCAAGCCATGCGTGATGCATGACTAAACCGATGACCCAGCCGATGACAGTCAGCAATGCGAGTGGGAGTAGGGCCTTGTCGGAACGGGACATAGTAGGGCGATACTACCGGAAGGTTTAATTTTTGCACCGCTCTGTCCTTGCACATGAGTCTTTGGCTGTTTTTTATCTTGAGTTTTATCTGCGGATTTTTGTTCACTTGGTATGCCACAAATGACTTAGGCTCCGATGTTGTATTCTTCACTGACAGTGCCGAATTACAGGAAATGTGCATGGATGGTCTGCGGAAGGGTCAGCAATGAACATCAGTGTCTATGAAGTCGGGCCGAGGGACGGTTTGCAGGCTTTGGGCACTGTGGTCAGTACAGAAACCAAAAGGCTTCTGATAAAGCAACTGTACGCTTCTGGCATCAAAGACATAGAAGAAGTTTCATTTGCTCACCCAAAGGTTCTGCCACAAATGGCTGACGCAGAGGCCGTGTACACTAAAGGGGCTGGGCTTATCATGAACAAGCGGGGCTTCCTCCGTGCACAACAGACAGGTGTCGACAAAATCAACATAGTATTCAGTCCCTGTGAAACCTTCAACATTCAGAACATGGGCAAGACTCGCTCAGAGATTGTTCTGATGTACAAGACATTCATGGACAAGGTACCCAAGGAGAAGGTGCGAGTGTACCTTTCTATGGCGTTCGGTTCGCCTCATAGTGGCGAGGTTTCACCACAAATGATGCAACTGTGCTTACGGGATGCTAAGATGTTTGGAACGACCGTCGTATTTTCTGACACAGTAGGCTGTGGCACTCGTCAAGAAGTGGCGCTGTGGGCAGAGATGGCTCAGGACGAAGGCTTGACCCCTGCTCTTCACCTGCATCACAAGGGTGACGAAGCAAGTGCCCTCAGTCTTGTCAGAAGCGGCCTGATGAGTGGCATCAAACAGTTCGACTCAAGCATAGGTGGTCTTGGTGGATGTCCGTTTGCTGAGGGCAGTGGGGCTAACCTATCGACCGAAGTCTTGGTGCGGCATCTCAATGTGTGGGGATTCAACTGCGGCATCAAGGAAGCCGACCTACGCTCTGCTCTCGATGTCGTGAAGGACATTCTCAAAGGCCAAGAGGATAATTTGATTAGACATTGAGGGCTACGCCTGTACATGGTCAGGCCACTTGATGTTGCTTGGTCAATCCTCAAATTTGATTTAAGCATAGGAAGCAAACATAGGGGACACCACGAGGGCGAACCTGACTTAGGGGATTATATCAGCAGATATACTCATAGTAAAAAATATCATCCGGCCCTTATGGAAGGAAATCACAATGCGGCCAATTTCAAAACATCGATATTTTCACACATGGATGAAGATAGTCCTATGAGGAGAAAATACGAGAACATGGACAGAAATACTCTAAATTTGCCCAATTTTCCTGTAGGGCCAATAAAAGATGAGCATGGTACCTATTACAGAGGCATGTCAGTTCCACGAATACAAGATGATGGCTCTTATGTTGGTGTGAATTTGGACCAAATTTTAGGCCGCATGTTTGAAAAGGACTTTGACAAGGGTGCTGAGGACATAGCCAGAATCGGTGCTCATGAACAAACACATAGGCTCATCAATGATGAAATTGAACAATGGGCGAAACAGCAAACTAACATCGAAGCATTAGAGCGAGAACAGCAAAAGAACATTGAGCGGCTGACCCAACAATACCCTCCACTAAAACCCCACCCATTCGGCCTCCGGCCAAATACCGCAGGCGATGTGTTGGTAAGAGCAGGTATAGATTTAGACCCTTACGGCGATGAAAGATACCCTGAAACCTTCCACGATTTAGAATTAGACCAAGCAGAAAATTCCTATTACCCCTTGCGGTCAATAGGTCACGAATTCGGCGCTTACAGCCTGACACCTGACAGCAGTAGCCCAACTGGTTTCATGACTGCCGAAGAAAGGTTTGACAGGATGGGCGGCCCCGTGTATCAAGGGGCTGAGTATTACCACCCAGACCCTGAACTCAGAAGCGACCTCTCAGAATTACATACAGTCGGACCATCGGAAGACCAAGCGGAATACGAGCAAATGCTTTTTGACCTATACAGTCTCAGCCAAGAACAACAAGCGGCGGGGGATGTCAATCCTCAGACTTCCGTCCAATGATGTCATCGATGCGTAGGATGCTAATGCTGACCTCGCTTGCTGACTGAATAGCCTGCTTCACAAGTTCGTACGGTTCCCATACATTCGCCCCTCCCATTGAGATTGTACCGCCGTTGTAAATATCCGGGCCGTAATCAAAGTTGCCTTGTAGGTGTTCGTTCCTCAACTCAAGGATGATGTCCAGCGGGTCGTGACCTGCGTTCTGCGCAATGGTAGCAGGAATGCTCTCCAAGGCGTTGGCGAAGGCTTCGATGGCCATCTGTGCCCGACCGCCGATTTCGGCGGCACGAGAGCGCAGGTTGAGAGCGGCGTTCATGTAAGACGAACCTCCTCCTCTGACGATACGCTCGCTGTTGAAAGCAAGGCAGACTACGCCTAATGCGTCGTCGAATCCCCGCTCTGTTTCGTCGAGTGTTTGACGAGTGGCTCCCCGTAAGACCAAGGTAGTGACGCTGTTTTCTCCACCATCGACATCCTCGATGCTAATGTATTGCATGTCACCCATGGTGAATTGAAGCACCTTGCCTGCTGGGTCAGCACCATTCAAGTCTTCGACTGAGTGAGCCACTGTTGTACCGAGCAGGATAGCCATGGCCTCCATGTCGCTCGGAGGGACTCTCTGAGCAACACTGATGTTGTTCTTGGAAAGCAAGGCCGCAACCAGTTCGTTGACCGAATCACGACAGAAGACAACTCCACCTTTCGGTAGCATGTCGACGATTTTTTCCACCTTGTCTTGCCAGATGTCCTTGTTGGCGTATTCCTGATAAGACTTGTAATCGCCAACATTCGACACATTGACTTGTACGCTGTCCTCTTGCTTGGAAAGTCCAGAGTTGATAAGGACCACCTGCGGTGTAGGTTGGTTCTTCATGCTCGACATCATAAAGGTCTGATTCAAGATTTTGCCAGAGAAGCAGTACGAATCTTCCAGTGAGCCGCCCGGTTGACACACGACGCTGATGCGCTTGATGTCGCCCTTGGCACGATTGACTGCCTCAACGCAGAGGGCACTGACTTGTGCCTCGTTGCTCTCCAGTGCTTTACCTGTGATAGCGGTCTTCGCCACTTGCGATAGGTATGGTTCGATGTCTTCGACGGTGATGCCGTTGATGTGTTCCACTGCCCACTTGGCGGCTTGACGATACCCTTTGCAGACTACATTAGGATGCAATCCTTTGTTGAACAGTTCTTGTGTGTTAGCCAGCAGTTCGCCAGCCAGAATTGTCGTAGTCGTTGTGCCATCGTAGCACATGGTTTCTTGCGTGTTTGCGGCTTCAACAATCATCTTCGCACCGGGGTGGGTGATGTCAAGTTGTTGGAGAATGGTAGCGCCATCGTTTGTCACGATAACATTGCCACCTCCGTCAACCATCATTTTGTCCATCCCCGCTGGTCCAAGCGTTGACCGAACTGTGTCGGCAATTGCTTTGGCGGCTCTGATGTTTAGGCTCTGTGCTGTTTGTTTTTTCTCGGTCATGTGTATTCCTCTCTTACCATTGTATGTCGAATTCTTTGACAACGCCCGTCTTTCTGCAACGGGCCTTAACAAATCCTTCTTTGTTCCCATGCTCCCATAATTCGTATGCGAGTTGAGCGTCCTTGAGGCAGTAGTCTGCCACCTTTCCATAATTGCCTTTGCGCCACTCCAACGGAGCGTCGTGGCTTTTCATTGTCTTCCCTTTACCAAGGGTGTGCAGACATGCGTCTGCTAACGGAATGGTCGACCCTGTGGCCGACCGTAATTTCGCAGAAGTATCGATGATACAATCTCCTGCCTTACCGAGAATATCACCTGCTGACCAGCAGTCGAGGCTATCTCTGAGAATAGGTAAATCGAAGCCCACTATGTTGTGACCAATTACTTTGCCACCCTTGGCTATGTGTGCTTCTATGTCTTTACCAAGTATTTCTGAGTGTAGGGGTTTTACCTTGACACCTTTGTCAAGGAATTCCTTTGCTTGTGACTTGTTGCAATACACGGTACCATCAGTACCGTCCCATGTAGCAACCACGGTAGGCTCGAAAAGATGCGTGTTGCCCCAGCCGCCTATCTCGTGTGAGAAGTTTTTTGTTTCGATGTCAATAGATAAGATTCCTGTCATACCAGTGGCCTCCCGACAATTGCAAAGACTTCGTTCACGACTTTTGAACATGGCGGACAAATATGCTTGGGTCGACCCTTGTAATCAATGCCACACTGCGAGAAATTATCACCATGACCGGGGTCACCACACACCATGCATTCACTCATTCGGGACTCCTCCCTTGAGATGCTCCTTGCGTAGGCGTACATACTTCTTGACTTTGTGACTGGTTTCCTCAAACATTTTGGCACCGAAGTCATTGTACCGCTTGTTGATTGAATTGTTGCTACTGAGATTCTGATTCTTACCATACGAAGTGTACAGTTCTGTCTTCCTGACCCAGCCCTCTCCACGGGCATCGTCGAAGTCAACACGCTGACAGGCGAAGTAGCCCTTCTTCCATCCGATTTCCATGTTCTTGGCTTCTTTGACGCCCATCCCGACCTTCACTTCTGCTTCCAGCCAGTGGATGAGGTTGTGATATAGGTCATACAAGATTTCCTTAGCCATGTCAATGTGGTCACCACGGACAACCCATGTGCCTTCAATCATGGCAAAGTGGTGGGCGATGATGTTGGTGTAATTTTGAAGTCCCATGATAAACGATGCACAGACACCTTGCTTGTGAGGGTCCATTTGTTCGACCAAGTGATAGTATTCGTCAATCGCACTGATGAGAGCAGGTACATACGAATCGTCGATTGTGAACATTTCATCTATAATTTCCATAGCCCATGCTTCTTGAGTGTCATCGTCAGCCTCTTCCCACTGCAAGGGCGTGATACCTGCCAAGTCACAGACTCTTCTGCGAAGACTTAGTTGAAGTTCGTCAAAGAACTTGATAATCTCATTGTAAGACACAGAGTGCTTTGTTCTTCTGTGAACACTTGCCGCCAGTTCGTGGGCTACTTCTCGCTTCATCTCGATGGTCCAGTCCCGCCAATAGAGCAGTACTCTTTGGAAGATACCCTTGTCCAGCACATGCTCTCTGATTCCTTTCGGAGGGAATGTCGTAATCCAAAGTGATACTTCTGATTTGATGTTGATTGTACCGTCACGCAAGTGCTTGGTCAATACATTCCGACCAGTACCTGCGGCATTGAGCGCCGTCTGTAAGAACAGAACTGTTCCCTCAGAATGCTGGTTAGGTTTGAGGAGGATGCTACCTTCGTCGAAGTTCATGCACTTTCGCCCTGCTAAAACACCGGGCCTTTGAACAGGGGGCTCATCAGAGTTCTCCTGTACGAATGAGCCCACAAGGGCCGCATCTGTACCAGTACTGTAATCCACAGCCTCTATGCCGATGTCACGGCAGACACGCTGTACGATTTCAAATGCTACCGATTTACCTGTCCGTGTGTCTTGAATCCAGAAAACGCTGACTCTGCTATCGATGTTGCTTCCACCGATTGGAACTCGGACAAAAGGCAGGGAAACCTGCCCAAGGATGTAAAAGAATGACAGCATGCCGGGTATTTCGTTGTTTTTACTCACCTCTCTAAAGTGACTGAGGTAGCCCTTCAAAATCGGGTATCGTTGCACGGCTTCGTACTTGTCTGCGTTGTGGTCCATCATTTCATTCTCTCCGTTTCTGGTATGTCTTTTCTATCCGTACTGCTTCTTCCGATGTAAGAACATCGAGGAGCCTTTGTCGCAATACAGGTCCCATACCTTTGACCCGTTTCAGTGATTCCATATAAAGCATCTCCTCAATACTCCCACACTTGTCGATTAACTTACTTACTAAATCTGGACCAAAGCCCGGAATTGCAAGCAACATGTCCTCACGAACATCGTTTGTGGACACCCTTGTGACCGCTCTTGCCCCATGCCTACTGGCTGGTTTATGCAACTTTTGATGCAGTTTAACAAGGAACATGGCGGCCTCAACATGGTCTTTGGCTTTGTAAATGTGACAATCGAAGTCGGCCATGATGCGGGCAAAGGTACCCATCAGTTCGTTGGTGACCCGTGAATAAGAGGCTTTCTTGCCTCGTGCTTGTGCCATCTTGATGTACTTGGCAATGTCACCATGTACGACCAAAAACACACGCTCACAGTTAGCATCGAGGTTATCGAGTTGTCGCCACAAATGACCGCTGTGGCTGGACTGAAAGAAATCACTTAGGCTTTTACACTCAACATGCCCGTCACCTGCTTTGTAATCACCCATCCCTTGTAGGAATTGAGATTTGACTAAGATGCCCTCCTTGCGGGCCATGCGCTCCACTGCTTCGTACAGAGGGCCTCGTTCATTACTATCGACGATTAGGGGTGGTGTGCTCATTCTTTGTCCTCCAGATGTTTGTGTGAAATACAATAATTCTTGTCTTCAAGGGCCCACTGCTTGCACCTTTTTTTACTTGAATTGGTACCTTTACATCTGAACTCGTCTGGAGCGCCTGCCGAGCGACATACATAGCACATGGGTTTCTTCCTTCTCCTTATGGAAGGAGATAGGCTTACTTTTTTTCCGCAGAAACGGCACCAATCAGTTGGCATTTTCCACACTCCCTGTCTTGTCCCAGTACCTGCATTTACCAAGGCACAAACCCTTGCCCCACAGCATCTTGCATGTTTGAGGATAATCCTTAGTGACAATGGTATCAACCTGATACCGTGTGACACCTTCGTCTTGGTCAGCCCATTGAAGTCGCATAATGTAGTCGACAATTTCTTCTCCGTGTGAGCGGAGGTCGGCATTTGAGAAATGCTCGATGGAGAGGAAGTTGCGCTTACGCTTGGCCAGATACTTGACCAACTGAACACGGGCGTCATGGCTGGGGTTGCCCCCAACTTGACAGGCCGCCTGATTCAGACAGGGGAGTATGATAACATCGTTCATCTTGACCGTAGGTAAGTCGAGTGCCTCGGATTGAGGGTTGAAGATTTCAACCTTGTCTGCGACCTTGCGGATTTCAAGAGCGATACCCTTTGCACCGTACTCAACATAGCCACTTTTGTGGACCTTTGCTTGCTGTACGATGTGTAAATACCCCTTCTCCAAGTCTTCTGTTGAAAGGGGGATGCTCCAGAAACCCCGCTTGGCGTTGAACGAGTTGGGGATTCTGATTAAGCCACTCGTATCAAATGGCACAGCAGGGTCACAACAATACAGGTCAAATTCTTTCACCCAGTCGTTGACCTGCCGCATACCAGATTCTTTGATTGCAGACAGTTGTGAACCCGTTGAGGGCGTGAGTGTTTCTGCTAAGGCTATCCATACATGGTAGCCTCCGCCGCTGAACCATACACCGTGCCTGATGTTCTGGTCAAGTAAATGACGGTGAAGTCTGATGGCTTGCTCTAACGGCTCTTCCGGCTCGACCAAACCACGATTCCTATCTCGAAAATTGATAGCATCGAAGTCCAGCACAAAGTGGCGGATGATAGGAGTGTATAGATTTACTCTGCGATGATGTGGGGCCTGTGTGGCCCGGTACCCATACACGGTAGTGTAGGCGTTTGACACGCCATTCTTACCACGCCAGTACCTCTCAAAGTCACTCTTGCTGTTCACAAGTTTCCTGAACCCTCTTCCTTTCTCGGTGCTGAGTTCAAGGACTTCACGAGGGTAATCAAGTTTCAGCCTCATTCACCCAGTCCTCCAAAAAAGCATCAATGTTTGTGAGTATGGTACGAAGAGCCGTACCCTTGGGGGTAAGTAGCGAGTAGTCCAAAGTTATCTCAACCTCTTCATCAAAGGTCTTGATGTTCACTACTCCACTGTCAAGGTGACTCCACCCCACGACCGACGGTCGGCCGTACTTTGATTTAATCCAGAAACAAATTGCCTCTGTCACATAGGGTAGCAACATCATTCTTGGGCCTCCTCTCGTTTTCTTTGTTTCTCAAGGCGAGTCGGCGGCATCTTCCAATACTTGTCACCGTCATCCTGCCAAGCAGGACACTCTGCTATGAATTCGCACCAAGCGCACTTTCCGGGACTTGGGTCGGGTTTGAAATTCTTTGTGAAGTACGCTTCCAAAAGATTGCTGAGTTGTTTTCTTAGTGAGGTTAGGTAGCGACGGTTCACTTTCTCGTAGGTCACATCGTTCTGCGTGCCATGCTCACCGGGCCGTTCTCCTGCTGGATAAAACCAACCCCAATGGGTCACATCTTTCAGTGGGTGTTCTGCCTTCTGCAAGAGGTCCATGTAAAAGGCCATCTCAGTACGCATACCTCGTATCTTGAAGTTAGTAGGTTTCCACTTACCAGTCTTCAATTCCATCAAGGCGACCTTTCCTTCTTCCGTTTCATAGCCTCTGTCGATGCTACCTGCAAAGTGAATAGGTACTGTGATGTTTTCACCATTGAACTCAAAGACCACATCTTGGTACGCATGTACCTCCAATTCGTTGATGATTGGCAGGAACCTGTCAGGGTCTGCTTCAAGGCGTACGAGTTCCCACTCTATGCGTTGGCGCAGAATTGGCTCTTCGCCCAGCGTGTACGATTCGTCTGGCTGTGGTAAGCAGGCCATGAGTGCTTCCATTGCGCCTTCACGGTCCTTCTTCTTGACCAACCCGTATGCCTTTCTATACACAGGTTTGACATGCAAATAGAAGTGCTCCATTGCATCGTGAACATTCGTACCACGAATCATGGCATCTGTCTGTGGAGATTTCCGTCCATCAATGCGCTTGTACTCATACTGCTTAGGGCAGAAAGAGAAGTCAGAGGTAAGGCTCGACTTCGTCACACGAAGCATCTTCTCGTGACCTTGATACCATTGGTAGGTGGACTTGGCGTAAGCGGACCAATCACGACTCAAAGTAATCCCTCATCGAACTCTGTGGCGGCTCTTTGTCTTCTCGCATGGTCACCAAAAGAATAGCACAGTAGCCCATCAGGTCTTTTATGACATCTTCGTCAGAGCCAATGTCCTTGTCACCCTGAATCAGGCGGCTTATCTTATCATCCATGCGTATGCGAATCAAATCACCGGGCTCAGCAGAGCCCTTGTAAAAGACTCGGGATGGCTTGAAGATACTGTCACCGTACGCTTGGTTTTTCTTGACGACCATACGCTTGACCTCATCGAATACATCGATGATTTTCTGCGAGGTCTGTTTGTTTTTCATAAAGCCAACTGGGTCGTACATACCCGACCCTGTGCACGGATAGTACCTCGTGCCCTTACGCTCGCCCTTTTTACTTATCAAACCATTTTCACAAAGGTGTTGTAATCGCAAACCTATGTACTGCTTGTTTCTATCTTGCAGTGGACTGTTCTGTTTAATCAAACCGCCACGACTTAGTCCGGGGTTTTTCTCAACGGCTTTCACAATTTCATCATCAATGTTTCGCATATTAGGCACCTAACTTATTCTGATATTTAACCCTACCAGTAGGTTTTGGGGCGAGGCATACCGCTCGCATAGTCTGTTGACCACTTCATGGCCTTGAACATGGGTTTGATTTTATCAACAACCAACTTTTGAACCATCTTATCGTGGTCGAGAGTAAAGCCGTCGAGGTCCTCTGCTTCGTGGTAGGCTACGATGTCATCGATATGCCTGCCGCTTGGGTCAGATTTTGCATAGACCCATTTGACACTGTCGCCTTTCTTGAAGATGGGATGAGTGAATTGGTCAGAAAGGTGCAGGTTGTAGTATCGTGCACCCTTTACACCGGGGACACCTACGCTCTCAGCGTACTCCCACAGGTCCTTTTGAATACGAGTGACGCCAGAAACCGCAGGTATGTCAATATCACCTGATTTGATTTGGAGGGATATTTCCCTCACATGAGTGACCACTTCGTTCTCATCAGCACCCTCGCAAAGCATGTTCAGCACATCCTTTTCAAGCGTCCTCGACACAGGAGATAGAGTACTGATTTTACCCCAGCGTGCGGACTTGGCTTTACCTTCGTCCTCTGGAGGCCATGAGCAAATGCCATAGTACAGGTTCTTACCACCAGTCACCCAGTATGGCATGAACGCTTCAAATTCAACAATAAAGTGACTGGCTTGGTGTTCTCTTTGAACCGTCTGTGTCAGATGCTTAGCAAGTGCTGGCACCTCGTCGAATGGGATTTGTACGAAGGCCGAGTCGGTGTGACCGTACAGTGCATTGTAGCCTTGCTTCTCGGATTCCTCCATGAGAAATTTGACTGCTTCACGGCCACAGGCTGTGATGGCAGAGGCGATGTCAGGGGCCGCCCATCCCCAGTAAGTACTTGCACACATACCGTATAGTGACGCCATGCACCTTTTTACTGCGAGTTGCATGGTGTTCCAACCAGACCTTTCGATAGGGTCAGTGGCCGTCTTCATGTTGCCTTTGTATTCGTCACGGAGTTTGACCAACTCGGTGACAATCCTTGGCAACAGGGCAGGCTTACCTTGTCGCCAACAGGTACCGTCAGGTAGTTCCCGTACATCGTCTTCAAAGCGTAGTTCTCTGTCAACACGGGACTCCCAACTGAGATTGTGAGATTGAATAATTGAGGGATAAAGTTGCTTATAATCCACCACGGCGACATTTTGGTATCGACCGGGGGTAGGGGCAGGAATGTGGCCGCCGGGGTAGTCTTCTGGCTCGATGTCGATATTGGTAGGTGCCTTAGTGTCTGTACGGCGACCAATGAGTCCTCTTGCAAATCTGGTGACATTGTGAGTTGAATCGAAAGCCACACCACATACTCGTTGGAGAGCGAAGAAAAAGGCAAGTATGTGGTTGTCCTCATCCATACGCTTGAGCAATGCTACATCTCGCATACAATAGTCAACGAACTCATCGAATCGTTCGTACCAACCAGTGAATACGGACATTTCCAACTTACCACCGTAATCCAATAGGTTCGGCCCTGTGATAAAGTCCAACTTACGGCTGGCCAACTGAGGCTTGCCGCTGTCCTTCCATACCCGCTCAAAGCCTGTACCGCTCTCAAGTGAGGCGGCTGTATCAAAGCACAGGCGACCAGCGATTGGTTGCATTGTAGGTTTCTTGTAGCCATTTTCATCGGGCTTCATCACCCTGCCGATAGGGCTGAGGCGGCGATAAGCATCTTTCCCAAGCACCTTTCGGTCGCTTAAACGAGCGATGATATGAGGCAGGTCTGCCCACATAAGAGCGTGCGCAACAATGACATCAGGGTTGCACTCTTCAAGATAATCAAGGAACTTAGTGTAAATGGCTTTCTCTGAATTACACAGTACTCTGCGGTATGTGACATCAGATACCTGACCCTTACTGTTTTCCCAATCCATAGAGCGGGTCGTTTCAACCGACTCCCATTCCCTGAGTTGTTCGGCTGATTCTTCTGACCAGCAGAAGACCACATGCTCTCCGCTTTGACTGTCGGCTATCCCTATCACAGTGGTGAACTTATCCTTTGGGTCCCACTCAAGGTCGATGTGCCATACTCTCGGCTTCCAATCAGGCATCTGTGCCCAACTGTCTATGAGGTAGCGGTCGGACAATTTCATGTCTGCTTCCCAAGTGTCAACTTGTTTTCTCATACTCCAAATGTCCTTGTGACGATATGGTAAAACCTTCACGAGTTCTTCCTCATTTCGCCCGACGCCCTTTTGGTCCCAATCTATGCGAGCACCGGGGTATGCCGCTACCATGCGGCTCAACTTGTATTTGTCAGAAGCCTTGGCCCAGAAGTATGGCTCGAAATCAGTCACATGTTTCTCTATGAGAGAGCCATCCTTGTCACGCCAGCGGCAGTAAAGTACATCACGAGATTCGTAATGTGGAATGTAAGCATCAACTATCATCAGCCTCACCTTGCTCTCTTGCACATGCCTTACAGTGTAGTACACCTTCCATCTTCGGACGGTGCTTAAGTGGCCGCTTGCATTTTACACGAGGTTCCGCTCCCCAACAGGCTTCACACCAGTCACCGTCGACCAGTTCCTGTTGCACGAACGCTTCACCGCACCCTACACAGAAAGACATTACTCTTCCTCCAATTCGTTTTGAAGAGTGTACACTACATCTGCTCCACAGTCGGAGCAGACAAGCGTAGCAATCATACCTTCGACGCCCATGTAGCCGTAGTCTTCTAAGTCGTAGTCACATTGCCAAATCAACTTGCCACCACAAAGCCAGCACACATCTCTTCTCATGATTCCACCTCTTGGTCGAACACAAGTAGGAGATATGAGCCGTCTTGGTCACGGATGACTAATGGAGCCGATTCTCCCATGTGGAACTGTACGACTGTATCAGGAACAGTGGTGAGGAGTTCGGGGAGCCAGTGTGCGAAGTTAGATTCATATGACTCCTTAGACCCACTCACGGCCTCGACTTCTGCTGTTGCAAACATCTTGCCCTTGTTCGTGTTCTTGGCCATGAGGGCCAACTCGTTGTCACGAGGACGATACACCACTTTGCAACTCAAGCCACTACCAACAATCTTGTCGGCCTTGCTGAGCCCATACAGGTCAACACCACTGATGTTGCCTGATGCTTCAAGAGAAGCAGGGCCAAAGGAAGTCCACATCGAACTCTCCGACTTAGCAATAACCTTCTCAATCAGAGGTACCTGTTCCTCAGATGCAACGAATGACGATGTCGGTAGTTCCAAGGAGGACTTACCGGCACGGACCTGCAAGGCCCTACCCCGTCCAGACTGGCTGACTGTGACATCAGAAGCAGACGCTGTTCCGAGGTAAGTCATCAGTCGAGTCAGGTCAGTGATGAATATCTTTCCAGCATCACTTTCCTGTACTTCGACAGACCGCTTCAAGTAATGGGTGAGAGCACCCACTGCAACAGTGATGGTGTCGTCACCCACTCTTATCGCAAGGTTGTCGGTCCCCTTGGTGAATGAACCCAAGAATGACGACAACACCTTACGGCTGATTGTGAAGGAGGCCACACAATCACCTCAGAGGGTTTTGTCCCGCAACTCTGCGAGGCCCATCCATGTTGCAGGAAGGCCCTTCTTGGTCACGAAGAACACACGCTCTTGTCCTTGAAGGTCAGGGTTGGTCTTACACTTGACAAAGTCTGCCATGTATCGTGTTTCGCCAGTTTCTTTACCATCTTCGTTGCGAATCTTTTGGTCCTTGCACCAGATGATTTGAGTCAGGTCGTTGTTAGCGTTCTTTTCCCACACGAACTTCCAGCCATCGTGACTGTACTCTTTGTCATCAGACTTGATGTGGGTTTCCCAAAACACATCGACACCTGCGAAGTTCAATTGGCGGCAGAGCGCCGTCAACTGCTTGAAACGAGTGGTACGAATGTTCCAGTTCCAACCAATGTCTTGGTTCAACTTGGAGGCGGCCGCTTCAATGGCATCCTTCGCATCCATCTCAAGGTCGTAAATCTTCATGTTGTTGATACAGACTTGGTCGTATTGGTCGACAGCAGTGACCAGCAGTGTGGTCAGTCGAGGCCCTTCGTAATCAGGGGCCTGTTGCTTCCGTGCTTGCTCAAGTGCGAACTTGCACAGATTCATTGTGCGCTGGTGAGTCTTAGGGTAGTTGAAAGCAACACGGTCGTGCGCCTGTGTTTCCCATGGGTTCCAGATGCGAATCTTATCATCACTGTCAGGGTAGTGAGCGTGCTTACAATCAAGTGCTCCACCATCAAAGTCAATGCACCACATCATGTCGGTCGGACCAGAGTTGTGCATGAACGAGTCCATGGAAATACCGGTCTTACCACGGCCACTATGACCTACGATACCACAGAATGTGGTCGAAGGCTTGACTCTGTTGACAGAGGTCTGTGCGGCCAGTTCCTTGGCGAGGTCAGGGAAGTTGGTAGTGGGCTCGGATGGCTCAGATGTTGTCCGCTCAATGTGTTCCGTAAGGCTTTCTGCCTGACGAGGATTCTTTGTCGCAGATGCTTCTTCCGTAGGAGGCATCGGTGGCGCAGGGTGCTTCTCAAGGTTGAGTGCCTCTGCGACCAAAGCGCCAACTTTGTCTTCGTCGACTCCTTTGTTTGTGAGGTCAACATGCTTCTTCAATGCGTCAAATGCTCCCATATTCATTCCTCCAATTGTGATGTGTCAGTGTTCCCGCCACGAGCACCGGGTCGGGCTGTACGAGGCGGGACATAGATGCCCAGTGCTGTGATGCTTGGAACCATGTCTTCACGGAACATTCGTGTCTTGACCTTGCCACAGATGACTACCTGCGTACGCTCAGCGTATGGTACCCACTCCTCACCGTTGTTGAACTCAAACGGGTGAGTGCTGTCGAAGGTCCGACCGGGAACCCAGACGGTCACCTCTGCAAGGTTGGACTCACGACCATAGGTCGATTGCAACTCAAGACTGGTGACGCTGATGCGGAAGTTCCTACCGGTATCATCGTATTGATTGTCAGTCGGCTCGACAGACATGCGGCTGATGTAGCCCTTTGTCAAGACGACAGGTGGGATGAAGTTGTTGTTGTAGGGGACCTTTCGGTCCTCGTACTCTTCCAACAGGTTAGCCAAGTTCACACATGAACCGTGCTCGGAATTAGTCCAGAACCGACCGGCATCAGTGTACTGAGGAGGTATAGCGGCGTCAGTGTTGTACTTGACCGTCTTAGCAAAGCCACGGTTCGTGTACAAGATGTCTGAATCTGCATTGGAGGATGGGACGACTTCGACTCTGCACAACTGTCCGAGTTCGTAAGTATGTGTCATGTCATCACCGTTCAAGGCAATACGCCACATCTTTGGCGCACTGACGAATGACTCCTGAGTGTTCCCAAGGAAGTACATGTAGCGTACCTTGCTTTCACTCGCCATCGGTTTCCCGTAGGACTGTGACTCTTTGTTGGTGTTGAGCATAGTAATTGCCGTGCCGTCCACAAGGAAGGCATACCATGGTAGTTCACCATCGACACGGTCTTTGGTCGGCTTACCATTGATGTTCCATACACCGTCATAAGCGGCAACGATACCAATGGTACCGTTGTCAATCGCTTTGTTCTTGTCCTGTCGGAAGGCAAGAATTGCCGCTTCACGCTGGTTCTGTCGTTGGTCACGAATCGCTTCGTTCAGACCACAGATGTGACCGAGGAACACTGTTGTTTCTCGACCGCCGCCGCCGCTTGCTCCGAGGTTCCGTGTTTCAATGACGAACATCTCTGCCCATTCGTTGAGCAAGTATTCTTCTTCGGTGGCCATGTCGACCACACCGAACTCATCTTTCAACCAAACCGCAAATGCGGCTTTGGCTTCGTCTTCTGTCTTTCCTGTTCTTACCGCATAAGCGGCAATCTTTTCCATCATTTCACTGTTCATGTTTTTCACCTGTGTTGTTTCTGTTTTTTGCATCGGATGCATCTTTGCCGATTGAGTAGTCATATATAGTACCTTTCTTTTCAGCAATGAATCTCACTTATGCAACCTCCTATTCTGTTGGAGAGTGGCGACGAAGTATTCAAAGAAGGCCATATCGTCATCCGGCCATTGTGTTGCCATCATCATAAAATCCCCATAGGTCTTCATGAAAGCAAACCAATCATCCCCTTCTTCGATGAGGCCCTTAGCCTTGTATCGAAGGGTCTTCAACAAATAGAATCGGCTGTCACCTTTCTCTAACTGTTGATTAAGGAATGCGTTAAGCGTAGTAAAGTCACCTGCCGCTAAGTGGAGAGCGGCTCTTGACATGTCTTGACCAGAGGACCGGACTCTTTTCTCCAGTGCCTCCGGTGTCTTTGATAATGATTGTAGCGTATCAACCGTCTGCCTCAGACTGCCTTCGCAGAGGGGAGCAAGGTTGCGGTAGTACTGCTTCCATTCTTCGGGAAGTCCTTCGGCCTCATGAATTTTGAGGCAGGCTTCCTCTATCTCGTTAGGACCGTGCGACTTGAATTCGTATGTTGTGCACCTGTCCTTGATTGCTTTGTGGAAAGCAGAGATGTCGTTCCCTGCAAGAATCCAAATGATAGTGTCGTGACTGTCTTCCATGATTTGACGCAGTGCTTTCTGTGCGTCCTTGGTCAATGAGTCAGCCTCGTCTAAAAAGATGACACGCTTTGCTACCATCAGACCCTTGAGCCTTGAGATGTGCTTGAGGTGGTCACGGACATACCCAATTCCACGGTCATCGCTGGCATTGGTGGTGATGAAGTTCTCTTGACCGAACCACTCACCAAGCCAATCCCGTGCCAGAGCACGGGCCGCTGTGGTCTTGCCGACACCGGGGCCTCCGATGAAGAGAAGGCAGGGTGGTGCCGTTTCTAACGACCAGTGTTGTGCTTGTTGCTTGAACACCTCACAACCTACCAAGTCTGCCACAGTCCGAGGACGGTACTTCTCTCTCCACGCAGTCATTTCTTAGACCCCCAGAAATCGAAGAGCATCCCCACCGGGGTTCCTCTAATCTTGGCGACTTCGCTTTGGAGTTCTTCCACTGCACCGACAAGTCGTTCGGCTCTTTCAATTCGCACCATCAGTTCGTCGAGGTACGCTTCCATGCTCTCAATCTTTCTCTCTAAGTCTTCAATCTCACTCATTCTTATTCCTCCTTTTACAATCTGGCCAATCAACACAAAATGGGTATTTTCCCAACCTGTTAAGCAACCTTAATCTCTCACACTCTTCACATTTCACTCGCTTCATTCTTCTTCACCTCTCGCCACTACCCATGCTGTCACACCATAAACAGGATTAGCACCGGAAACAGCAAAACAGAAAAACGCTTTATCATTTTCAGCCTCGTATGCCGCCATTTCATCTTTACTCCAACGGTATAAGCATGGTCTGTAAAACGGAATATCACCATCTTCATCGGCTTCTTGTAATACAATGTCCCCTAAGCCGTCATGTGGTGGTAGTTTGTTTAATTGCTTATTCATTCTTCTTCACCTCTCGCATCAAAACAATCGTCGCACAGTGAAGAGCCACCTGTGTTGGACGAGCCACAATCCTGACAGTCAGCGACCAATGTCACTCGTGAAGGGAACTTGAACACAGGTACGGTTGACTCGATGGTCTGATACACATGCCACCCTGTGTTTGTTTTCTTCACCATGTCACCCACTTTGATGTGGGGTATTCGCTCAACCTCTGTGACTTGTCGCCAAGGGGTATCTGGTATGTTCACGCTTCGTATCTTCATGTTGAGCCCAAGAGCCAACACTGCATTGTTCCAATTTTCTTTCATTTGTTTCACCTATGTCATTTCTATGATGTCAGTCAGTTGACTGAGGTCGCTAAAGCCGAGGTTGTCGTCAGCATAAAGCAGTTCTCCCGTGATTGTCATGGTCGACAGGCGAACCTCGTTCACCTTGCCAGCCACCACAACCGCTTGCTCTTCCACCGGGAGCCAGTGGGCTCCGACAAGTACACCTTGTCGAGCGAGTCTTGTTCTCACATGCTGGGCTATCTCAGTTGGAAGCCTCGCCTCCATTACTTGGTATGGGTCAAGTCCATCCAGTACACCGAGGCGCACATGTGTTTCGTATTCTGCGTCCTTCTTGATAGAGAGGACCAGTAAGTGAATATGATATGTTCCGTCCATAACTGCCCAGCCACCTTGCTCTCCTATTTGAAAGGGGCTGTTGAACGAGAGTCGAAGTCGTTCATTTTCTGACAGTGTATGCACGAGGGTGGTAATCGACGACCCTTCTTCAAGAAGTTCGCCTACTCGTAGTTGACCTTGTACGCCCAGACCTTTCAATAGGCTGAGTCGTTCCATCATCGGTCGCTGATGAATAGACCAGTCCTGCCCTAACGACAGAATATCCGTAATACACTTGACCACCGTGCCCTGCGCCTCCACCTCAAGGACACAGGCTTGCTGAATAGGTAGGTCAAGGCTGTTCATCTTGGCCACTGCACGCTTGTCCCGGTTGTACAGCACACCATTGTAGGTGCCGCTGGGGAACTCAGTGATGTGGAGGTATCGTCTGGGGTGGCGTATCACCTCAGCATAGACACCAGCAGGCGCTGTTGTCTGCGTCCACGCCTTGTACACCGGGCCTCGGAACGGTTGCCCCGGTTGAATTTCGTCAGGGACCTCGACCTCAGCCTCAGAGTATTTGAGTAGGCGTACAAGGAACTCAGCAGGGGACATCGTGTCCAGTGCTTTCTTGACAGCAGGTAGGCTCATGGCCTGCCCTTCACCAATGTGGGTGCAACGCTGAATGAATCGCTCTATTGGATAGGGCGGGTTCTCACCCAGTGCTCTGCTCCAGAAGAGTTCGGCCTCAGCCTCGGTCATTAACTCGGATGTCGCCAGTACACCTACCTCGCTCAGTTGGTGCATGTGGTGAAGGGCCTGCTTCACAGTCAGCCCGCTACTCTTGTTGCCCCTGCTCTCTGAGGCAAGGGCCAGTACGATTGGCTTGCCTACAAGTGACTCGTCCCAGACGAGGGGTGAGATACCGAGTTCACTGCACACATTGTCCCTGACCCAGCCATCCGTGACGAAACGCCGTGGATGCTTTGAGTGCCTTGGGTAAAAGATGTCGATGATTTCCTCGTAGTCGTCAGTCGTCATCTCCAAGATTTGGGACACCGCCTTGATGGCAGTACGGAAGTCAGCCGAACTATCCCCGGCTCCCCTTCCATAGTGCAACCTACGGAGTGTGCGTGCCACCTTCGTGGCGAGTGACAGAAGCATATCAATCCCTTTCTAACGAGTCGATGATGTGCTGTATTGAGTCAGCCAAGTTGTACGCATCCTCCAGACTGAGGCGTACGCCCTCTTTGGTCCATCCGGCACCACTTGCGTGGTCAGTGGTTCGTCTGATTCTAATGTCAATGGTGGGGGCCACGCCTTCTTTCTCGCTGGTCACCACACTCATGACACACTCAGCCTTCCCTAACCACTTACGCATGGTCGACGCCGCTCGCCATTGTATTGTCTGAGTCACGCCGTCACCTCCACGCATTTCATAAAACCAATGTCACCATTGGTAGTGCATACTTGGCACATTATGAAAGTGAAGTTGGCGTGTGGTGCTTCGCTGATTCTATCACACTTCGTGCATTGAACTTGTATCATGCCGTCACCTCCACTTGTTCTTTGATAAGTTCCCAAGCATCGCACCAATCACCAAAGTTGCTACCTTCTTTTTCTTCAAATCGCTTGATGATATTTCTAATTCGTTTTATTCTGTATTCATGATTCACGCCGTCACCTCCACGCCTTGTTCGTCGCATTCAACTTCTTCGCCCTGTTCGTTTAGGAAAAAGAAAATGTTGATTGATGAGTCGTAGTAAATGGGATTCCCATTATTGCTTGAGTGCATCATGCCGTCACCTCCACGCCTTGCCACCAGTCGGGGGCAGGTGTTCCCTTCTCCCACTTGGCGAACTGCTTGGAATGGTAGTAGGCTTGGTATGCTACAACCGCATCATCGTCACGATACTCGTCGGGCATAGCCAGTGCGAATGGTGTGAGGTCACCTTCGGCGATGATGAAGTCCAAATCGGACATGATGTTGATGGGGTCATGGCAAGCATGACGCTTACCAAATCGCTTGTAGTATTCGTCACACAATGCTTTTGCATGGTGAGATAGCCATTGAAAATTATCATCACAATGACCAGCCCATACTGTGCATGGATGATGAGCGTAGCCGCCCTTGTACGGTGTGCCTTTCTTGGTGAGTGGCATGTCCTCATCGGTAGCACCCCATCGGCGCAGGGCCGATGCCATCATCTGTGCGGCCTCCACGACCATCTTGGGCACATGCTTATCGCAGTGCATGTGAGCCGCAGTAGCAGGGTCAGTGTCAAGTACGAAGATGTTCATACTACCACCTCACCACTTCATCGAATCGTTCGTACTGCTTAGTCACATACTTTATCATCGCTTGCACATCTTCAATGTCTGCTGTGACTTTGTAATCCAGCCCTTTACCCGCTTGGTAAGAAGTGACTTCACACTCCATTGTTTCTGCCCATTCAGTCACGATTGACTTTAACAGTTGTAGTTGATGCCACAATTTGAACTCGTCGGAGTCTTCCCGACCCCACGGCTGTGAGCCATGTTCAAGTGTTGTCTTCATCAGTCCCACCTCGATGCTTCTTGGTCTGCTTGTAGTGCTTCAAGTTCCCTATTACAATCGTCACAGATATACTGGTCACTGTCATGGTAGTCGTCTGCACAGATGGCGCATTCTTCTTCGCCTCCATTGTATTCACATTCGCATTGTTTGACGCGCTCTCCTACTTTGAATAGGTTGCATTTGTCACACTTAATCGAATTGTTTGTATAATAATTCATTCTTCTTCCTCTCCGTTTGTTTCGTACAGTGCGACACGACCACGAATGTGAATCGGCAGTCGTTCGCCGCTTACTGGACAGATACTTCCTAACACAACCAGCCGGTTGAAACGACCAGAGTCGGTCGCAGAAATGTCTTGCAAGTCGACGATGTCCGTCACCTGCTGTGGGTGTAGCAACTGATAGGTACGCTTCTTACCACGGTACCTTTCAAGTTGGTCAGTGCCTACCATGAGTTCGTAGTCTCGTGGTGGCATGAGAATCGTGTTGTCGCAGGCAGGACAGGACGCCTCAACGCCCCAGTCCTCGTAGGTCATCATCTCGCCGTCTTCACCCTGCACTTCCTTGTCGCCAAGGAAACGCCAGTCAACATCGTTGAGTTCGTAGGCCGCCAATGGTAGTTCACAGTCCTCGCCCGGACAGCGCATGTTCTCCAGTTGCTGTTGCTTGAGGCCCATGGTGAACTCCATCTGCTCTTCCTGTGTGTTGACTACCATAGGGGAGGAGTCGTCGACGACCCAGCCTTTCTTGACTGCTTCGCCCTTGACCACTCCATGTACCTTGGCCGACTCCAATGAGTTGAAGGTGGCAATCAGGCTGAGTGTGTTGTCCTTGCCCTTGAGATAAACGAGGCCCTGCCCGGTCAGGTCCCAGACCTGTCCTTCTTGTAGGCCGTCCAGCAGTTGTGACACTTGCTCGTTCTGTGTCATTCAATCCAGCCTCCTGTCAATCCATGCACAAGCATCTGCGTAATCCTCGTAAGTGTAGGGTCGGTTCGTTTCAATCTCCCATTCAAAGTTAGCAAATCCAAGCAGTGTGTCGTATGGAATACCCATACCTTCCTGTACGATGTGTGAGGCAAGCATCTTGATGTGCTTCGTCACTCGCTTCATTCCTCTTCACCTGCCTCTCGTAGTGCTTTCTTACGCAACGCTCGTCGGAACTTTGCTCGGTATCTGCTCAGTCTTGCTTTCTTCTGTCTTTGTTTCATTGTCCTCTCTCCTCTCTTACTTCTGTTAGCCAAATCATTTGACAGCAACAGCGTGATGGATGCAATCGATAATTCTCGGTGACCAGCACACAGGACAATGTCCCGTTCGTGCTCTCCCTACAAGCAGGGCAGACCTTCAAGTCAAGGTTCGCTACAAGTAGCACCTCTTCCTTTTCAGTCTTCCCTGTGAATGACACATCCGCAGGGATGGGAAGGTGAGTACCCAACAAAGAGTACCTCTTCCCATCCACTACGAAGTTGCCGTCATCATCGATTTGTTTTGAACTCATCTCACTCAATAAATTACCTCCGCAAAGAATGGTACGCTCGCAAGTTGCTGTGTAAGTACTTGCTCACTTTCTTGTGCGAGTGCTTGTGAATCTCCGCCGATGCTGGCGACGACCCTGTCACTGATGCCTCGGAGCATGGTGTGTGTGTCACGCAACTTCTTGTCCATGGCATTGAACCCAAGGGTCTTGCCTTCCAATGGTTTGTTGCGGTACTGCTCGTGGTCTTGGTAGGCAGGCTTGTGTGTGATTGCACCAGTGAGGATGTTGTACACTTGGTACAATGTCTTCTGGTCATCAGGCAATACACGGACCCAGTCTTGAGCAGGGTTGGTCCAACCTTGCCCCATCATGCGCCACATGTGTCCACGGCTGAGGTGGGTGACTTCACCCACATCATTGCGGTGAACAGTAGGCTTGGTAATCAAGCCAGCCTTCTCAGACAGAGTCATGATTTTCTCAAAGAGGTCATCGTTGACTGTGATGTTTCGCATTGCTTCGACCTCGATAATCTCACGGGCCGCTTCCATCATGACCTCGTTGATTTTGTCAGCAAGGGCGCTGAAATCGTAGGACTCCATGACACCCTTGGTGTGTCGCAACTTGAGCAGTGTCTGTTGCTTGCCGAGGACCATGCCGTTGGCACAGGCCAATCGCATTGCAATGGCATTCACCTTGAAGGACGAACTGCCATCGAGGCTGTTGTGAATCGAGAAGCCAACACGGTAGTCGCCTTCTTTGACGAAGCCCATGTCACGCCATCGCTTGCCGAGGACTGATTCTTTGGCGGCATCCCAGTCAACGCTGGAACTGATGTCACAGTCGAGGCGGGCTACCTTGCCCTCATCGAATGCGAAGACCTTGGCAGGCCATCCGTTCTCAGCGGCTTGTGCAAGGATTGGAGCGAAGCCCTTAGCGTAGGGCAGTGCGTAGTAGTTGGGACTGAACATCCCAAGGTGAGCACCAAGCGGTCGCTTCTCAGACTTGTAGTTCGGATTGAAGACATGCTTGACAATTGCCTTGCCGTCGCCATCAGTAATCTTGGCGGCTGAGGTTTGTCCACTGCGCTCGTCTTCAAAGAGAACAAAGCCCATCTTCTCTGATGGAATGAAATCCCAGTCAGCCGTTGCTTTGTTCCGTCGGTTGCCAGAGTACAGCGCATCGTCGAACGGGCCAACATCGTTGACCACCATCTCTCCGTCCGCTGTGATTTCCATCACCAGTCGTCCTTCTTGTGTACCGAAATGCGGTACTTCATCGTTGTATTCATCTTCATCTATGTTTTCGTTCATTTGTTTCACTTCTCCTTTTATGGGTTCGTTGTGTTCCATCGCAGTGACAATTGAAATGTCCTGCTCTGTCACTATGAATGGTGCGTCTGAGCCGTACAGCAGGGACTCTGTGTGCCCCGATACTTGTACTGCTACTCTGCCATCATCCAGTGCCCTGAATTGCTCAAGGTCTTGTCGTTCAATCTTTAGTGTTTTCACACCGGCCAACGATGGGTATTCCATCGTCATTGTTTCTGTTGTTGTTTCGGTTATCTTGCCTATTACAGTTGTCGCCATAGTCATATTGGTCACCTATCTTCTATTTAATCTGTTCGTCTGATTTGGATGAGAGGAGGTCGAACGAACTCCCCTACCGTTTTTTTCAGGGCTCGGTCGCCCTATGGAATGTACTCTGTGCCATCTCTGGCGGCCTGCTTTATTTCTTGATAACACGCATGGCACAGGCCAGAGGGGTGCATTGTCATACTACCTTTATCACAATTGTATGTACTACAAATGTCCACAGTGCCCTTCATGCTGTCACCTCCAATCGATACATACTGACTGAGGAACCTCTGCTGTTCCGACCCTTGGCCACTTCGTACTCCCCTGACATTTTAGCACTACGGGCTAACTGATTTGTATTGTTGAGGTATCGTAATGTAGGTACAGGCAATTTCTTACCGTTGCAAGACTCGCTGTACAATTTATTGACAGTGGGGTTAGTGTGCTCCTTCAACAGCCACATCATTTCACTGGCAGAAACCCATTCGTTGTTGTTCTGCATCATGCTCCATCGTAGTCTGTTTAAGATGTTCCGCATCTGAGTCTTCATGCGTCCAACTCCATGTTGTCTATGCTCCAACCAAGTTCATTGAGCACCCATTCGTAGGCATCAAAGCACCCATCGAACCAATTCGCTTGGCCGGTACCGATGCCTTCTGCATTCGACTTGTGATGCAACTCTCTTACTTTCTCTTCTATCTTTCCTATCAATTCTTCGTTATTCATTCTTCTTCACCCCAAGTTTCTTGCCAGTGTTCCTCAGCGTCTTCGCCAAAGCCCATGTCGTACCAGTTCCGTAGCCACTGCATGGCGTGGGCTTCCCATTCAGGATTGATTGAGTAGTGGTAGTCTTCGTGTAAGAGATACCCCATATCCACCATCGGGTCACGCAGTTCCTTATGCCACGGTGCACCACAACGAACAGCCTCTTTCCAAGAGCCCAGTACCGCTCCTTGTAGTGCCCACAGTTGTCGCTGGACGAGGTCAAGTTCTTGCTCCAATTCGTTGGCTCGCTTCTTCGTTTTGTTCAGTTGGATGTACACGCTCATTCTTCCACCTCCGTCGAGTGAATGGTTGAATACCATATCACGCTGTACGAATCCCCACATGACTCGCATGATACCTCGGCTCGCATTGTGATTTGGTCGCCATCGAATGACTCGATGCTGGCATCCCATAGGTCCACTGCATCATTTTCAGCACTGCAATGTGGGCAATCCGCAAAGACGCTACTATCCACTGCTACGCTCATTCGCCCACCTCTTCTGCTTCCAACCACCAGTCAAGTTGGCCCCGCACATACTCACGGAAGTCATCAACTGTCATGTCTTGGCATTCATACACATCCTTCATGGTACTGCGTACCCATTCAGTGTATGCTCTCATCTGTATTTCTGTTATCATTCCTTTCATGCTTTCACCCACCATGCGGTTCCTTCTGTGTAGCCTGCGAACGACCAGTCGTCGTTCGGGTAGCCCCACTTGTTTCGTTCTTCTGCTGGTATCTCTGCTGTTCTCTTTGCGTTTTTCATATTACTTCCTCTGTTTCAAATTGCCAGCCATTCTGTTTCCTGAGTCGGCTGACTAACTCCTTGACAAGACTCTGACGCTCTTCGATGTCGCCACCGTCGAGCACTGCCTTGACGACTTGACGCTTGCCCTCAATCACACGGTCGAAGTGTTCGTCGATTGAGTTGGCAACTGAAAGGTACACTGCGTGAACGGACTGGCTCTCTTGCCCCATCCGATACACCCGGTCCTCTGCTTGCTCCTCGTCAGTCGGCACCCACTCCCGTTCAATGAAGAGGACTGTGTCTGCCGCAGTCAGCGTGATGCCTTCCTTGGCGGCGATGGTATTGCACAGCAGTACATCCAGCCCACCTGATTGGAAGGACTCGACAATCTCCTGCCGTCGCTTGGAACTGACACTGCCGTCGATGCGGTCGTGCCTGATGTGAGTGTACTGTTTGAGGGCGCTGAGTTGGTCAGCAATGCCTGACAGTACATCCTTGTGGTGACAGAAGACAACCAATGGTTTGCCATCCGTCAAGTCGTACCGTGAACCAATCCACTCGACAGCACTCGGTACCTTCATGCGACCACAGATGTGGCGCAGGTCACTGAGCATGTTGAGCATGAAACCCTTCGGTAATGGAATCTCATGTGCATGGTGCGAGTCCATGGTGTAGTAGTACTCGTCTTGTTTGTCGTCGTACTCCTTGCGCTCTGACTTGGACAGTTCAATCGGAATGAACTGCCGTACTTTGTCAGGTAGTTCGGTCAGTACTTCCTTCTTGAGCCGACGGATGCACATGTCACGAGTACGCTCGTTGAGTTCTTTGGTATTGCTTGCACCCTTGAAGTCCCAGCCGAAGCCGTTGTGCCATGGGTCACAGTACCTTTGTTTGAAGTCCCACTCGCTGGGGAACTGAGCGGAACTGAGGAGGTTGAGTGAGTTGAAGAACTCAGCAGGTCTGCTGGAAATCGCTGTACCAGACAGGCCAATCACTTTCTGACTGAGCCGTCCGACTCTGATTGATGCGGCGGTGCGCTGTGCCTTGCTGTTCTTGAGGTAGTGAATCTCATCGAAGACTGTGATGGCTGGGCTCAACTGAGCCAGCCGGTCTTGTTGTTTGTTCATCAGGTCGTAGTTGATGATGATGATGTCGGCTGGCTCAAAGGCACTGGCCTTACCACTGTCAACCACATGCACTGACTCGTCGGGCAACCACTTGGTCGCCTCCTTCTTCCAGTTGTACTTGACATTGGCAGGGGACACGATGACCAGTGGTCGCTCCTTGGGATAGAGTGCGGCATAGGCAAGTGCTTGGATGGTCTTACCCACACCCATGTCATCACCGATGAGGCAACGACCATGGGACGCCTCGGCAAATGCTACGCCGACCTTCTGGAACGGATAGAGTTCAAGGCCAGCAGGTAGTACTGCACTGAGTCGTCGGCTGAGTTCCTCTGCATCAACAGGCTTCAACTCAACAGCACTGCTCATCTCCACACGGTTGATGCTCTCGTCAACTTCTGCTGACACTGCATCGCATTCCATGATAGCCTGTGCGAGTGGTAAATAGATTGGCTCCATCAGATTGTACAGCGTCGTCGCTTGACCGATGGGGATGCTCCACTCTTTCTTGTCAGCGTTCCACTTACGCCCGGTCACTGCTCGCACAGCCAACCTGACATCGTCACGCAGTATCTTATCCTGAATCCACGGCCAGTGTAGTATGAGTCGCTTGCCTCGTGCTTCGACCCATGC